AATGTAAATTGTAATAAACAAGGTCAAATGATCACACCAGATAAATTGTTTCCATTGCCACAAGATATTTATTTAGGCAAAGGGAAACCTAAGTCAACAAAAGAGAAGTTTTTAAGATTTAAAAATAAAGTTGCAAAATCTAAGCTACCAAAATAGGTGGCTTATTTTTTTTGTATTTTTGATAAAAATTAATTCATGGCAAAGTTAAGATTAGATTTACAGCTAACTGGGTTTAAACAAGCATCTGGAAAACTAAAACAATTCGGCAATAAAATGAAGTCGGTTGGAGCTAGTATGCAAAAATTTAGTTTACCATTGGCTATTGCTGGTGGTGCGGCTATAAAGATGGCATCAGATTTTGATAAAAACATTACAAAAATTGAAGCATTAGTTGGGCGAACTGGAAAAGAGTTAGATAGTTTTGCTGAGGCATCTAAAAGGATGGCAAATGAAACTGGCATATCATCAGCTAAAACAAGTGAAGCAATGTTTTTTATTGCATCAGCTGGCTTAGAGGGTGCGGCGGCAATATCTGTTTTAGAACAAGCATCAAAAGCTAGTGCATCTGGTTTGGGTGATGTTGCTCAAATAGCCGATCTAGCAACCTCAGCACTTAATGCCTATGGTAGTGAAACACTTTCAGCTGAGGGTGCAACAGATGTATTAACAGCGGCAGTTAGAGAGGGTAAATTAAGTAGTGAGGAGTTGGCTGGTGCAATGGGTGGTGTTTTACCAATAGCATCTAATTTAGGTGTTAGCTTTGATGAAGTTGGTGCAACTTTAGCGGCAATGTCAAGAACTGGAACTAATGCGGCAAATGGTGCAACACAATTAAATAGTATTCTAGCTGGTTTATTAAAACCTACAAATCAAGCAGAAGATGCATTGAGATCAATGGGATTATCTAGTGCTGGATTAAAACAACAAATAAAAGATGAGGGGTTATTATCAGTTTTAGAAACTTTAAAAACAGAGTTCGATAAAAATAGTGATGCGGCGGCTCAAGTGTTTCCAAATATTAGAGCATTAAAAGGTGTTTTAGATTTAACTGGTAAATCAGCTGAAACAACTAAAATAATATTTGACAAATTAAGTGTTGCACAAGGATCTACTAAAAAAGCATTTGATGCAACATCAAAAAGTGCCTCATTTAAACTAAAAAAAGCTCTTAATGGTGCTAGAGAATCTTTTGCACAAATGGGATCTGTTTTATTAACTGGTTTATTACCAGCAATACAAAATATAACTGGTGCAATTACTAGATTATTTACAGCATTTACAAATTTAGATGGTACAACTAAGCAATTAATTTTAGGTGCTGGAGTTTTAATTATAGCACTACCGACATTATTAACTTTGTTTGGTACATTAACAACTATTGTTGGAGCTTTATTATCACCTATTGGTTTAATTGCCGCTGGGTTAGCTGGTATTGCTTATATAATAGCTACAAATTGGGGTGAAGTTGCTCCAGTTTTAGTAGGTTTATATAATAGATTTGTTGACTTATATAACTCATCTTTAGGGTTAAGAGGTGCAATATTTGGATTAGGTGCAATATTCAAAACAGTTTTTATAGGTGCAAAAACTTTAGTTTCAGAGTTTAGTAATTTATTTACTACTATGTGGAAACTTATTAAAGAATTTTCTGAAAAGGGAATGAAAGGAGATTTTTTAATGATTTTAGCTAGTGGTTTTAATAAAGGTGAACAAATTGCAAAAGATGGAGCTGATGAGATTGGTAATGCCTTTGTAGATGGGTTTGTTGGTGCTATTGGATCTGAATTAGAACATAAAACAGTTGATCAATTAAATACTGCTTTGACTAATGCTGGTGATAAAGCCAAAGGATTATATACTGGTTTTTTAGATCAAATTGGTATTGGATCTGGTGGCGGTGGTGGTCAATCCGAAGATGAAAGTGGTGGTGGCACTGATGTAAAAGCTGTTGAGGACATAAAAAAAGTTGAAGGTCAAGCAGAAATATTAAAACAGAAATTTTTAGGATTAGCATTAACATCAAACATGGTAGGTGAGGAGATTAGCAATGCTTTTATGGGTGCATTTGAATCAATGATGGCTGGCGAAAACTTTTTTAAATCTTTAATAAAAGGTTTAATGGCACTTATTAAAAAATTAGTAGCGGCGGCAATAGCGGCATTTGTATTATCTACAATATTAGGTGGTTTAAATATTGGTGGTATTGAATCTGGTGCTGGTGGATTTAAAAAGATGTTTGGTAAATTAAGTGGTATTGGTGAATTTGCTAATGGTGGTATTGTATCTGGTCCAACTATGGGATTAATGGGCGAATATCCTGGTGCAAGAAGCAATCCAGAGGTTATTGCTCCCTTAGATAAATTAAAATCATTAATAGGTGATAGAGGTGGCTCATCTAATGTCCAAGTAAGTGGGCAATTTGCACTTAAAGGGCAAGATCTAGTTGTTGCATTACAAAGAGCAGACAGAAACAGAAACAGAATTAAATAATGGCATACGGAGTTAAATTTAGATTAGAATTTTCTGATGACTTAGAAAATGGTAAAAAAATAGAAATCTTAAAAGATGGCTATACTGGAACTGTATATGATTTAATTGGCACTAATGATCCAGTACAAATTAGCTGGGATCAAGATGATAATTTTTATGATCCAATAATTGGTTCAACTTGTCAAATAAATCTTTTTGTTACAGATACAACAAATTATGATGATTTTTATATAGCAGATGAGAGAGAATATAAAATTAAAATATCTTATAAAGATTCTAGTAATAATTATCAAACATATTGGCAAGGGTGGTTATTAGTAGATCAATTTCAAGAAGCAGTTACATCAACTCCCTATCCTATAACCTTAAGAGGTTATGATGCTTTAGGTAGTTTGGGTGGGTTTACTCAGCCATTAACAACATCATCTGGTAACCAGCTTGCTGGGAGTTTTATGGTTTTTACACATGAAATTCTTGAAAATATTGATTTGGGTTTTGATATATATGTTTCAAATGATATACAAAAAGATGGTGCATCATCTGGATATAATATATTTGATCAATCGTATTGTGGTGCTGATAGTTTTTTTTCAGATGGTGTTGATCCAAAAAATTGTAAAGAAGTTTTAGAACAAATATTAAAATTTACAAACTCAAGAATTTTCCAAAGTTATGGCAGATGGTATATAATAAATAATTCTAGTTATAGTGAACAATCAGTAAAAGATAGTAGTGCATCTACTGCTAATGGTGGCACAATACCAACTGGAATTAGAGCCGCTGAAACTGCAAGTTTGCAAAATAATAATGATGAGGATATAAAATATCACATTTATAATTCAGCTGGTGTATATCAATCCACTAGCACTGTTGATGTTTTATCTATTGTGCCAAGTGATTTGCAACCTATTGGTAATAACTTAACAAAAGAATATTTGCGACCATTAAAAGAATATACACAAAGCGTTAACATGGCTGGGTTTTTTAGTTCAAATATTATTGGCAATTCTGGTTTTGAATTTGGCACATCTGGTTGGACATTAACAAATAGTTCTATTGACACTAATTTTAGTTTTCAAGGTGATGCATCATTAAAATCAACTAATCTACAAACATCAGCAAGTGGAACTAATGTAACGGCTACTTTGGCAAGTTATATTGATGAAGCTGGATCAGATTTTGTTGGCTATAAATTGAAATTAAATAATTTTTTTAATTCAACATCTAGTGTTGTTAGAGGTTTTAGATGGCAAGTCAAAGCTGTTGCATTTACAATTCCAGGTGATCCGCCAATAGCAACAAGATATTGGGATGGTAATGCTTGGACAACAACAGCTACAATTAATGAAGTCAATATTGTAAATAATAGAAGATGGAAAAGCTATGATTTCACAGCTCCAGCATTGCCAAGTAATTCATGGCGATTATATTTTTATTTATATGATCCGTTCCAAACTGGTAGCTCATCTGGATTTACAGATACTCACTGGGATTCTATAATATTTGACAAAGTTTATATTAATGCAGATGGTCAAAGATCTGAATTTTTTGAAAAGTTTGATTTATTACAATTTATAAGAAAACGATCTGGTAATTTTTCTGGTTTATTAAATTTAGATGGTTTAATATTGACCAATCAAGAATATGCAAAAATAGATGGTGAATTTTATAGATCAAGAGATAAAACAAATTACTTGAAATCAATAGAACAAATTACAAGTCAACAAGTTATAAATGATTACAGAGATTTTGTAATTAGATATGAGGGTGATTTTTACAATAATAATATATTACCATTAGGGTTACATAATAAAGTATGGATTAACTTTGGAT